CCAGCCATCGGAGTGTACCCACTGTTCGCACAAGACGACGGGCTTAAAGTCTACTGGGGGTGCGTTGACCTAGACGAAGGAATGCAAGAATCATACGCACACGCAAAAAACATTCACCAAGTACTAAAACAACTAGACGTACAATCTTGGATAGAGCGATCACGTTCCAAGGGATTCCACCTTTGGGTGTTTTTCACACAACCAATGTACGCAAGAGATGTACGCACAGGACTCCTCGCAGCATGCGACCTAGTAGAAGCACCAACAAAAGAAGTAAACCCCAAACAAGTAGAACTCTCAGAACGAGGCTGGGGAAATGGTGTCCGTCTACCCTATGCGGCGAACCGTGAACGAGGAGGATACAACGAAATGGATAACCCCGAATACTCCTTCTCCATGGTACCAGTAGCGACTTTCGTAAAAGATGCTATACCAAACCGTGTAACACCCGAAGCGTGGGATCCTGTGAGAGCCTTATACAGGCCTCCTGAGCGCATCTCAGTGCCTGCTCCTACCGCATCCTCATCCAAACCTTTATATGGTCTCTCAAGGGCTATAAGAGTGAATGGTCCTAAAGGAAGTACAAAGAACGACAGATCCAGAACACTCGTAGCATTAGCATGCTCCATGTTTAGAGACGGGTATGACAAACCCACTATCTATTATGAACTAAAGTCTGCTGATAAGGACTGGGGCGGAAAATATGCCAGCCGTAAAGACGGAGATAAAATTCTGTGGAAAATAGTAAATGACTACGAAGAAGTCGCGTGGAAAAACCACGAAGATTACAAGCATCGTTATAGAGAGAAGACCAAAGGTCAAAGCGAGACCGAGACACACTAAGAGCGGCCATGTATTCACACCAAAAACCACACTCGATGAAGAAGATTTCATAGCGCAAGTATGGGAAAAAGAAGTAGGCAAAACATTAACAGGACCATTAGAAATAGTGCTGGTATACAGTCCAACACAAACAATACTCCACGTGATGGAATCACCACATGGAGCGAAAACCTTAACAGGAGATCTGGACAATTACATCAAGTTGACATGCGATGCATTAAACGGGGTGGCGTGGGAAGATGACAGACAAATCGTACGAATCAACGCAGTCAAGGTCGACAAACTTGATAGTGATTAAACTAGAACCTTGGGAATATGAATGGGCATCACACGTAGGATGCAGACGTTTCATAGAAAACTGGGAGAAACAAGACGCATCACATTACAAACGTGACTACATGGAAGACGACAGAACAGCACAAGTAGCAGCCGCAGTTGGGGAACTAGCAGTAGCACGAGTAACCAACCAATACTGGAGTGGACACGTGTGGGCTGGTAACCGCCACCAAGAAAACCGTGGACGAGCAGACGTAGGTCACAACATAGAAGTTAGAAGAGTTAGAACATCCAACAACGCTGCTGTTAGACGCAGACAACTAGGACAAGGACTAGATTTATTTGTGGTTAGACCAGTGGCTCCCGAATTCAGAGAAGTCGAGATGCTAGGATGGATTAACCACGATGAAGCGTGGGATTTAGGAGAACCATCGGGTTATGATGCGGACAACACCCGTGTTATAGCCCCCGACTATTTGAAACCAGTAACAGAATATGGCAGGGAAACAAAAGGAGTTCCCGACTGATCCAACTGACACGTGGCGAGAAGGCAAGATACAGTTCGGAGCGCAAGATAGCCTCTTTCCACACAGGGCATCAACAGAATTAGAAGCAATGATGGAAACACCACCATTAGGTGAAGAACCTCTCGCCTCATTAGAAACCACCGCTCACGTAAAAGAACTACTAGCAGACGCTATAGAAGAACTCGGACCATTAGAACGGTGGATAGCAGAACGCCTACTAATAGAACGCATGTCTTTACGTAAAGCAGGCGCAGTGCTAGGCATACCTAAAACATCCTTAGCACGTAGACGTGACAAAATAAGACGCACACTCATGGTGCGTTTAATAGAAGAACCAGTTTTTAAAGAATGGTTAGAAAACCTTAACCAATCATTCCCAGTCCTTGACGAGACACTGCCGGATTAACCCCATTAAAGACGTAGCCCAAACAGCGAAAGCATACTGAGCCTCTTCAATACCATCAACACCAGCGTGAAAAGCAGACAGCAAAGCCTCCGCTTCTTCTTCATCAAATACAAGTAATAAACCTAAGAGTTCTTCATCTGACCATTTTGCGTGTGTGCCGTCTTGCACATCGAATAGATTAGCGGATGCCTCTAACTCTTGGTAAATTTCTTGTTGAATGGACGTACCTTGTTGCTCTAAGAATAACTCCCATTTAGCATCAAGATCCGTGTTGTCCATGTTACTTCGCTACCTTATCCTTAACTATAGTCTTGAGGACTGATACAGCCGCTGCTAAACCAGCAACACCCGCACCTTTAGCCGATGATAAATCAGCGACAACGAATACACCGAGGAACGCTTGAGCGAAAGTCCACCCAGCACGTTCCAGTACATCAAATATGTTCTTCAAATTTTTTCCTTTATTAGATTAATATCTTGGACGACGAGGCTTTTTCTTACCAGCCACTAGTCATTCTCATCAAACTTGGCACGCATGCCATTAGCCATACGTAACATGGCATCCCCAGTAAGAGAACCTTGGTTCCCACCCTGAGAAGCAGTGTCTACTAAAACCTGTGAGGTCTTAGGTACCTTCATTGTTTTCCCATCTAACTGATGTGGCATCTCAACCTACTTTCCGAAAGGACGACCACCATTAGCGGCGTTGCCCAAATTAGTTTCCCGCAGATACGCTGCGGCTTTCTTAGCCTTCTTACTCATATCCCACATGTTGAATGAAGATGTAGAGTTATAAGGCTGTTCATCTTGTGACCCAAACGTTTCTTGAAACGAAGGACCATACCCTTTACCTCTTGGCATAATATTTTTCCTTATTGTATAAACAGAGCGCCGAACGTGTCACCGTTCACCACACCCGTAACCTTCAAAAAACCCTGTGTTTCTTGAAACTCTCTAACAGCAGAAACAGTTTTCTTACCGAAGATCCCATCAACAGGACCCGGATTGAAACCACGCTCCGCTAACTTTCCCTGCACTAAACGCACAGGCAAACCACGACTACGAGAAGGACGAGACAAAGGAGTCTTCTTAACCTGCTCGTGTAAATCTTTAAAGAACTGAATGATCGCAGCCCAATCAACAGCCTCAGGTGCTTCTACAACACCCATACCGTTCTCAACCCAGTCTCCTAATACATCACCCGGACACGTCGTATACCCTTCACGACTCTTCTTACGATGCGTCGAAACCCAAAGCCCTCTGCCGAAATGAGACTCAGCGGCATCAATAACTGTTTGTAAAGCACGTAAAGCATTGTCGCTAGGCTTGTGAAAACCCCAACCAGTAAAGCACACACTAATGGAACGACTGTTCCAACCCTTAGTCCCCGCTCCTCGGTTATCCCAACCACGTCCTTCAAAAATTACACCACTCTCATCCACCAACCAGTTGTACCCGATACCATCCCAGCCTTTGCCCATATGGTGACGTTCAAAAGCCTTCACCGCATCAGAATTTTTAGGTCCGTTTTCCACACCAGAATGATGTATAACCACACCTTGTACCCTTGATTTATTTAATTTATCGAACCTTCCTTTCGGAGGGTTCTTAGCACCCCATTCTTTTCGGGAAACATATTTCATATTCATAAACCTTTCTTGTCCCGTTTACTTTCCCAGTCTAGTCTCAACGGTTCTCAAAAGATTTCCATACTTCACGATCTCTTGACTCAGCAATTGATCTGCGAATCTCTTCACTGCGTTGCCTGCGAGGAGTGTTAATACGGACACTCACCCCGCCTAACGTGGACATGATAGTTTGAATCCACGTTTCCTGAGTCTTCTCATCTTCAGGGATGATACGACGGAACCTACCCAAGAAAGGCAACATGTTTTCTAAAATGCCTAACTTCTTATCATTGATCATCCACTCACCCTTAGAGTTCTTGTCACCCCAACCAAGCATCTTTAAAGAAGTAGTCATACCCGGAATTGTTCTAAAAGCAACAGGTAATTTTATGTACTCGTCGCGGTAAGGAATACCAGCAAACAATCTTTTATTAGCCCAATACTCAATAGGAGTTTTAAAGAACGGAGTAGCACCAGACATGATCTGCTCTAAAGCCATACCCCCACCTTCACGAGTAGGATCTAACCTGAACAAATCTTGCAACGGCAAATCAGGAGTACCATAAGTAACCGAGCCGCCTATCTTCCAAGGTAACTGGATGTTGAAATTCTCTAAGAAATAATCAGGAACCATTCCTTCTTTCTCTTGCCCATACTCCAAGTTCTCTTTCAAAGTTTGCAAACGATTAAACTTGCCGGGATTTCGAGCAAGCAACTCGACTTGTAAAGGAAGATTCTTACGTGTCCACGTGTAAAATGGGAAGAAACGCTTACCATACTTTTGTTCAATGGCGGACAAACCACCGTAATTAAAGTGCAACTTGTAAATCATTTCCAACGCATCATCCAAAGAACCACCAGTGTTCATCACATGCAAACCAGTACCCAAACGCATCATCTGCTCAGCGAACGCATTAGCATGACGAACACCAGCAAACAAAACAAAACCTGCGTCCAAAGGATTCAAAGTTATACGAGCCTGCCGGTTAGCGTTCTCTTTATTACCCACGACATAATCTAAAAATCCGGGTTGTCCTAAATCAATATCAACAGACGACGCTGCCTGACCACCACCATGCCCACCAGATCTAACAATCTGATAAGCATCTTTGTACTGCTGATAATTAGAATCACCTTTCTTAGTTTCACTAAGCAGCAAACGCAACCCCTCTTCAAAGTCACCCTCACCCCTCTTGTAACCCTTCATTAACAGACGTGCAGTGGAAAGATTTACATCCAAAGGAATGTCAGCGAACCACATGTTAGCCATACCACCAAAAATGTTTCTCATAACAAAACCCGGAGTGGCAACCATCTGTGCTTTCATCCAGTTATGCACCCTGTCATACTTAGCAACAAGGTCACCCACCGCTTGTCTGTCATTCATCTTTTGAGTAGCAAGCATCGCATCAATAACACTGTTAGCCATGTACTCATCGCCCGCAACCCTCCACGGACCCCACATTTGACGGCTACTATAATTGAAAACATCACGCAACTGTTCAGCAGTAACATTATTTAAATCAACGCCACCACCAAAAGAATTAAGATTAAATGCTTTACCATTCTCAGAACCCAACTGTGCTGTTATATCCTGAGCAAAACCTAACCGTTCACGTTCCGCAGCGATCAACTGTGCTTCAAGATCTAAACCTCTAGCAATAATCTTTTCAACTAAAGCCTGCTCTTCCAGATTTGCTATAAGGTTAGACCCTGCTCTACTAGTCCAAAATGCTCCCGTACTTTGTGCTCTTTGAAATTCCAACTCAGTTCTTTTAATCTGCTCAACTAAATTTAAACGAGTTTGATCCATACCTAAAACAATACGTTGACCGGCTACAAACTCTGCTTGAGCAACCTGCGGTAAATCAATTATTCTAAAACCACCAGTGCTGACCACACCTCTAGATTTTTCTATAGCCTCTGTAGCCTCACGCCCAGCCTGACGAATAACATTAAACAACTCAAGGTTTCCTTGTATCGTGTCAGGCTGACCCTCTGCTGATAAAAGTCTTAACGCTTCAGCAGCATCATCACCCCAAACAAGCCTCGCCTGTTCATGCAACTGATTAAAATGTCTTTCAAAATTATCGAACAACACATCAGCAGCAACCTCAGCCTCAGACAAATAATCCGTTTGAAGGACATCCTCCAACTCGCCCAACTCTCTAACAACTTTCAGAAACGGTTCAAGTTCCGTGAAAGTAGCAGTAACCTCACCAGTAGTAAACGGATCTTCACCAAACACTCTACGCAAAGCAGCCCCAGTAGGACCTTCCAACTGACCCGGAACCGCAAGGTCAGTGTTTCTAGGACGCGACCAAATACCCCCCTGCATGTGTCTGATAGGATTACCCGGCTGATAATTGTTCAACTCCATACCCACAGTAGGAGTACGCCGTATTGACTTTGATATTCTGTCCGCCCAAATGTTTCCGTGATTTAAACTAGCATCAGTACCAGTTGTAAGGAATCCTATTAAACCATAACCGTGAACACGAGCAACATCCCCTTGATACATTTTCATAGCAATCGCTATTTCCGCTCTTCGTTGAGGAGTCATCTCTTCTCCTGTTACCCTCTCCCAATTTCTAACTTGAGGAGGTTTATCAGCAGTAGGACGAGTCCGTTTAGTAGGGTTATCAAAACGAAACGGTCTGTTAACAGTGTCAAAGTTTATAGTCAACTCAATAGGATCAATATCTAAATTAGCAGTATCAAAATAGTTTCTAACATTACCACTCACCCAATCAGCGGGACCATCAAAAACTTGTTGCTCAGTTCCAGCACCCGGAAGTTTAACCGTGTTGCTCTGATACACACCGTCTTGATCTCTCCACCTGTAAGTGTACTCTTCAGGAACACGGGCTATTCTACCGCTCGGTGGGTTTACAAACACAGCATTCTCTGCAGCCAAATTACCCCAAGTCGTTGAATCTACAGAATAATTTTTTATTACATTCAAACCAACTTCGGGGGTTCCAGCAGCAGTGGTGACTATATCAACACCCATTCTGTCGGCAGCCAAAATAAAAGTAGAATCCAACCAGTTCAACACTCCTTGCACCACACCAATAGAAATTATTTCCCAAGACTGTGGATCGTATGCAGCCATCGTTCGAGCAAAAGAACTTGCAAGAGTCTCATGACTACCCATTAGTTTCCATCCTGCACCGCCCGTCTGCGTGTCATATGATTCAAAAAAAGTTTCTACATGAACCAACCCTGATTCAGTTAATTCTGTAAGCCAAGAATCTCGTTGACGGTCATCAATTATTCCTCGCGTATACAAATCATTTACTGCTTCAATCGCTCTATTGTTAGCCTTATGCAACGTGTTCAACGATTCAACCATGCGGTGTTTCATAGGATGATCGCTCTCTAAAATAACGTCTTTCCACTTTTTACCACTCGATGCCAACACGTGATCTACACCATAGACAACAGGACTTTCGTTTGCAGGTATATACCCCGGAGTGGAATTTGTACCGGAAGGAAAACCCAATGTTTCATTAAATTCTCTGAAAACAAAATCACGAACCGATTCAGCAGGCAACATGTTCACACTTGTAGAATTACCAACCGTGTCATTAATCAACTCTGCTGCACGAACCGTTCTGTCCGACAACATGGCATCCTCTATCCGAGTTTTTAAAAGAGGAATCAAAGTATCTTCTACGAATTCAACCTTGGGTCTCAGAAAATCGTTAGCAAAATCTATTAAAGCCTGAGTAGTTTCAGCAGGGCCTGAGGAATAATTACCCAAATAATCAAGAACTTGCTCACCTTCTTCTCGTATAACAGCAAAGTTATCTATTGCCTCTCTTATAACCCGCAAACGAACCATCGCAGGTGCAATATCCTCCAAGATAGGACCCAACACTTTCACAGCATCTATAGCATCACGAGTTTGACTAGTAGGACCGAACCCTCTACGCGGATAACCTGCTATATCTAAAAAAGTAACAGGAGAATCAGGATCTGCTATACCTCTACGAGTTAATGCTTCATTAATATCGTCAATCATTTCCGAAAGTTCATCAGTTATCATTACAACTTCTGCATCAGACTCAATCAACTCTTGAATTAAATCTTCGTAAGTATCTTCCGCTAACTCTTCCGCCTCTTCAGCCGCTCTTATTCTTTCATATATGTATTCACGACTGGCACGACCACCACCTTCAGCGGTAAAAGGCTCAGAACTTAACTCTAAATCTTCAATTAAAGTTGCTTCCATGTTTTCACGGGCAGCAATCCTAGCCCTAACAAGTTTCTCGGAGGCGGACAACTCGTCGTACTCTGCTTTTAAAGCAGCGACAGTGTTCTCGGCTGCTTCCAAAGCCTCAATCTGATTAACATAATTATCTGCATTAAAAATAATTCCTCGACTAGCAAGGTACTGTTCCAAAAATCTTAACCGTGCATCCGCCGCCATAGAATAAACATATGCGGCACGCTTAGCAGCATACCCTTGCTCCCATATTGATTGCCCTGCTTCCATCCATCCTGCCGCTATGAGAGCATCATCTATTTGTTCTTCAACTGAGCGGCCTAAAGTGTCTTCCGCACCAAACCCGTACCTGACACGATTAGCATTCCGCAACTCCTGATTTCCTGTAGGTGGATACGACATATTATGATGATCATGGATCAATCTAGAAGCAGGATCATTAGGATCAAAATTACGATTCAATCTGCGTATATCAGTTCCATCTCTCATACCACCCGGATTTTTTAAAACAACACTAGACCAAGTGCTCCGATCCGAAGGAGTGTCAACACTAGGAATAGAAATCTCTCTACCTCTCACATACTCCCCGCTAGTAGTAATACGAGAAGGCTGAGTTGTGCGCTGCTTCAAACGATTAACAGTCGCACGTGCTCTCCTCTGAGCACCCGTCATATCTCCCACACTAGACAACGGCTCCTCAAAAAGACCCGTTACACCCGACACCCACTCGAT